TTACTAATCAAAGAATTAATACATTTGGGAGCAGAAAATATAAATTTAATAATTAAAAATAGATAAAATGAAAAAGTGGATTTTAGTACAAACATTTAAAAAAATGATTTCTAGTCGTAAATTTCTATACACTTGCATAGGAGTTCTTACAACTTTACTTAGTGAAAAATTAGGTTTAAATCCTGAAGAAGTTAAGAATATTCTTATCAGTATTGCAACTTTGGTATTAGGACAGGGAATAGCAGACGTTGCTAAGAAATAATAGATACAGATTAAAGCCTAACGAGATAGCCGTTATTCAGGAAATGAGAAAGTCAGAGGTTAGAAATATTCTAGTCATTGGAGACCTTCACGAACCTTTCTGTTTAAACGGCTACCTTGAGTGGTGCAAAGAACAATACAAAGTTCATAATTGTAACCAAGTAATTTTCATAGGCGACATCATAGATGCACACGGATTCTCATATCACGAACCTGACCCTGATGGTATGTCTTCAGGACTAGAACTTGAAACAGCTATTAATAAGATTCAAAAGTGGTATGAAGCTTTTCCTTATGCAGATGTTATGATAGGTAATCACGATAGAATGGCTAGTCGTAAAGCTATGTCAGGTGGAATACCAGCTGCTTGGATAAGGTCTTACAATGAAGTCTTAGGTACTCCTAATTGGAATTGGTGCGAGTCTGTAGTTTATGATGATGTACTTTACGAACACGGAGAAGGAGGTCAAGCAGCAGCTAAAGCTAAGAACAACTTAATGTCATCAGTTTGTGGCCATACACATACACTTGCTTACACTCAATGGTTTGTAGGAAAAAGATTTAGAGTATTCGGAATGCAAGTTGGATGTGGAGTAGACTCTACTACATACGCTGCTGCATACGCTCGTAACTTTAAAAAACAAGCAATAGGTTGTAGTGTAGTATTAAACAACGGAACTCTACCTATAAATTTATTAATGCCTTTATAATGAAATTAAAGGATTCTACAAAGCTTTCTATATTTTATATTCTATTAATTATAATAGTATTATTCTTTAGTTTATAGCACCCCCATTTAGTCGTTTTAGGCACTTTCTTTTCTTTTTAATACTAGTACACTAGACAAGCTATAAAGTTTGCCGTAGATGTGAACACCTTAATTGTTAATAACTTTGTTTATCATTATGTTTATATAATTATATTTTTATATCTTTGCTTCATAATTAATCAAATAAATATTATGAAAAATATACTTCAAACACTTTTAGGAATAGCAGGACTTTTTGGATGCTTATATATACTACTTGCGTCTATTACGCTTTTAGAACTTTTTTTAGGATTAAGATAATGGAATTTAAAATGAAAGATGCAACATCAAAACCTGAAGCTATTATGAGCCTTTTAGATGTACAGTTAAATAAACCTGTACTTTTACCTAATAATACTGTTTTAACTGAGTACGGACTTAATAGATTATCATTCCAAGTAGTTAGAGATTTGTATATTAAAGTAAAGTCAGCTTATTACAATTCACAAGATAACTCTAAAATATTTTAATATGACTATACTAGACGCTGAATATTTAGAACACACTAGTTACATTGACTATAATAAAGCTTTTTACTCAAAGTTTATGGGTTACCAATTAGATAATAAAAAAGTAAAAGCTGAAGAGTGGTATTTAAAACCTCAATACTTATCTACAGGAATTAATACTTATGATAAAATGTCAGGTCAATTTAGTAATGACTTAAGTTATAACAATAGATCAGTAATTGTGATAGGTACAGAACTACAGATGCATAGAAAGTTTGAAGAAATGCTTAAGACTTATGGTTGGCAGCTTCAAGACTCTTGGAATAAAGAATTAAAACCTGAATACTTAGAATACTATAAAGAAAATAATAATACACCAATAATAATAAATTTAAAATGAATCTAGAAAAATTAAAAACAGAGATACCTTTCAAATGGAGGGTACAATCAGCAAATCAATGGGGAGCTTCCTGTGTAGCTTATATAGACGCAAGAGATTGCCAAGACATATTAGACCAAGTATGTGGTCAGGAAAATTGGCAGACTATATACTACGAATGTTCAGGATTATTATTCTGTAAAGTAGGAATAAAAAAAGAAGATGAATGGATATGGAAGTCAAATACAGGCTCAGAATCTAAAGTTGAAAAAGACAAAGGACACGTTTCAGATGCTTTTAAAAGAGCTTGTGTTGAATGGGGTATAGGAAGATTCCTTTATCGTAAGACTATTGTAAAGCTACCTGTAAAAGAAAAAAATGGTAGGTTTGCACCTTACTCACAAAAGACAGGTAAGTTCATCTATGGAGATGATATAACAAAATGGTGCAACTCAATTAGTAACAAATAATTTAATTAATAAAGACCTGCACAAACAGGCACAATAAAAATGGAAGTAAAAGGAAAAGTAGTTAAGAAGTTACCAATAGAATCAGGAATTTCTAAGTCAGAAAAAGAATGGAAAAAGCAGGTCATTGTAATAGATACAGGAGCAGACTATAATCCTGAAATTGCAATTCAAGCTTTTGGAGATGATAAAATAAAAGACTTGAATAAGTTATCAGTAGGAGATCAAGTCTTAATTAAGTGTAATGTATCATCAAGAGAATACAACGGAAGGTACTTCCACAACATTGATGGTTATTGGTTTACTAAGAATACAAAAGAAGAATCTCCTGTAGTTCCTGAATCTGATGATTTACCTTTTTAATATGAATCAGGAATCAGACTTTAAAAACTTATGCAACCTAACGACAAATGTCTTAGGATTGCGTAAGGGTTCTCTTGCTTATAAAAGTAGAAAGCAAGAACTACAAGTAGCTAGAATGATTGCTAGTGTTATTGCAAGAAGCGAATACGACACTAATCGTTCAGTAATTGCAAAAGTTATTAATAGAAATAGAACTTTAATTTATCATTATGAAAAGAAACATAGCATAAACTATGCATCATTTCCTAAATACAGAGATATTTTTAATAAGGTACATAATTCTTTTACAACAATAGAAGATTCTAAAAAGGTTTTTACTTCTATATTTAAACTTAGAGAACACTTAAGAATAAATGATGTTATAGAAAGTAATAAGCATCAGGTAATTGTAAGACTTGTTAGTGGTAAAATAGGTCTTGATGTTAAACTTTCTTATAGAGATTTTAGTAAGCAACTAGAACTTATAAAAGAAGCTTTAAATGGATATAAATACGATGCACAAATTACAACTTTATGAAAGATAAACCAAACTACTATGCAATCTTAACAGCTGAAGTTAGATACAGCAAAGCCTTGACCCCAAACGCTAAATTACTTTATGCAGAGCTAACTGCTTTGTGTAATATGAATGGCAAATGCACAGCTTCTACTGAATACTTTTGCAGATTGTATGAAGTTAGTAGAGTATCTATTCAAAAGTGGTTAAAGAATTTAGAAGATAATAATCATATTAGGCGTGTTAACATATATAAACAGGGTAGTAAAGAAATATTAACAAGGGTAATAACTTTGGTTAACACCCCTAGTAAAGAAAAGTTAACAGATAATACTAATATAAATATAACTAATACTAATCTTACAGATAGTAATAAAAAGGCTTTCTTTAAAAAACCTTCTTTAGATGAAGTTAAAAATTATTGTATCTTACGCAAAAATAATATAGATTCAGAAGCGTTTATAGATTTTTATTCTAGCAAAAACTTTATGATAGGTAAAAACAAAATGAAAGATTGGAAAGCTTGTGTTAGAACTTGGGAAAGAAGAGATAAGAATAAACCAAAAACAATGAGTAAGTTAGACTTACAAATTAATGAATGGCAAAAAGCAAAAGAATTATTATGATAGAAAATGAATTTTTAAATAAGGTAATTGATTTATTAGAAGTAATGAAATCAGAGCTACAAGTTAAAGAAGCTAAGAATAATGATATGAAAATGGGTATAAGAATAGGTCATAGAATATCAGCAGTTCAAAAAGTTAAACATTATGTAAAGCAAAGAATAAAAGGTGAAGATATACCTGAAATTACAGGTAAGGGTAATAGCAATCCTAATCTTTATTCTATAAAATCTAATTAATTATGATACCATTAAAACAAGAAGAACTACAAATATTAACTGAGAAGGTTTTAGACTTATTAGCTAAGACAGCAGTAGAGATAGGTCATAGGTCAGATGCTCAAACTCTAGCAAGTCTAAGTAAAATATTTGCAGCAGACTTAATACAAGAAAAACGCTTTGGAAATATGACTTGGAATCAAATCTTAGATGCTTTTCATATAGGCGTAAGATTTGGAAAAGACGAACCATTCTTAAACATAAGGACTTTTTATAAATTTGTTTATGCTCATAAGAAAGTAATTGATGAC